CTAAGATTACACCGCCAACAACAAACGCCGTCAAACCAACCGCCCAGTTAATGCAATTATCTATGAACTCTTGTTTCTTGTATGCAGCCTCTTTCCGAATACGCCGCTGCTCCGCTTCTATTCTAAGAACCTCATCCCATGCCGATGGCCCATATATGAAAGAAATATGATCTTTAATTTCTTTGCGCATTTGCTCCATTTTGCGCTTTTCGTTCCAAAGTAACACGGCATTTTCGGGGTCAGATGCCTTGAACGTCTTTTCCCACCATGGCGGGTTTTTCTGACGTTCTTCTAATCTATTGAAATCGGAAAAGGCTTGGCCCCACGTTGCAATCGTGTTGCCCATTTCTTGTATGTCTTTACCCGTGGAAATAGCTGCCTTGAGCGTCTTATACGCGCCAGTTGCAAGTGCTACGCAGCTAACGGGATCCATAGCATCACTTCTGCTCTATGTATTCGCGCAGATATTTGAGGTTTTCGTCAATACGACCAAGCATAACAGCGTGGTCATTTACCCGATCAGTAAGTTCTTTTACTTCAATATCCTGACGTTCAATATCGCGCGAGTTTACTTCAACCATGTTCACCACGCCTGCAATATACCAAACCAAAACAAAAGTTTGCGCAGCTATGCCTACCAAAAACGCTATAGGAATAGTCTTTGACAAATGCCAATTCTCGTTTGCCATGTGTTGATCCTCAATAACCATTTGCAATCAGCTTGCTAAATTCACCACTCATCAACTTCTTTTTAACATATTCTGCGAACTCTTGCGACCCGATTTTGGCTCCGCATTCCCGTGACCACATTTCAGCAACCACAAAAGGTATTGAACCAGCCAAGCGCATGTCTGACTTCTTATTGTGACCGTCAATATTACGCTCTTTGTTAAAGTCCAAAATGCTTTGAATATCCTGGCTGCGTTTTACAACAACCTTATCATCTTCACTATGCCATGAGGTATCTAAGATGTTATCCATTTTTCTTTGGCCTTCCGCGTTTCTTTGGTGCCTTCCCGCCTTCCCACGCTTCATTTACATCTGGCGTAGAAGGGTCATCAGCTTTTAGTTTTCCCTTGGCATCACGCGCTCGTTTTGGCGCAGCCTTTTTAATTTCTTCACCGAAGCCATTAGCAATAATAACTTTAGCTTCTGCCGCTGTTACTTCGTATGTCTTACCCATTTCGGCTTTCTTGCCGCCAACCCAGGTTCTATCTGTTGTGATTTTAATTTTAGCCATACTGCCACCTCTAGGAGAAAGGGGGCCGAAGCCCCCAATCTATTATGATGTTGTGCAGTCCGCCACGAAACCGTGTGCTTTCTGTGAAGTGACCTGTAGGCCATACTCCGCAGAGATCAAACGGCGTTCTGACAAACCAGTTTTTGCAAGAGGCTCTTGCTTCGCTGTTTGTAGGTAAGCAACCGCTGCATAGTTCGGATCAAGAACGAACACGTCACGCGCACGGATATGACGTGCAGGGACAATTTGAAGTTCACCGAAGTCCGAAATATAGACATCAATCGCAGCATTTAGCTTGCTATCCTCTGCCTCTTTGTAACGTGTTGCGTTACCTGTGAAGCCAGAAATAGTTTGCTTGTTGAACGATCCACATAGAACAACTGATGGCTCTGCGCCAGCGTCCCAACAATCAGCAATAACACCTTTTAGGATGTCTTCTGTGATTGCACGTTGTGTCCCGTCTGTAGCTGCCGCATCTGGGTAGCCTGATTCACCTGAACCAGATGTTGTGCCAGCAGAACCGCCTGTGCCAAATGCAGTGTTAGATGTCAAAAACGCTGGTAGACCCGCAGTTTGACGCGCTGTGCCTGATGCACCCGCTGACGCTGCTACGTTGTCCAACAACATTTTTTCCATGTCGCGTTTCATTTCTGACAGCTTGTAAGCTACCTGACGCGCAACTGTTTGTGCATCTGCTACACCATTAACCGCTGTTGCTGTTGAAGAAACCTCAACGACTTTCGCGGAAATCTGTGTGTAGTTACCTTTGCGAACTGCATTTGTAGGTGCTGAGTTAGATAGACCAACGTCACCTTCAATCTGACGGTTTGCGCCAGCCGCTGCAAGGTCTACTTCTGACCACTCAAAGTAAGTGTTCTCAGCATTACGAGTGCCGATTGTAGACATAAAGATAGTTTCAGTTGGAGTGATGGACGCCAGCGCATCGCTGAGGTCTTCACGAATTGTAGAGACATCATATGTCTCGTTTGTATTAGCTGTTACAGCCATTGTAGTGTCCTTTCACTATGACAAGAGAAAATTGGCTACACTATCGGGTGAGCCATCTTTACGCATTTTCGCCCGTGCCTGTTGGCGTTTCCTTTCGGACGATTGGGTTTTGGACTGTTTAGCACCAGGCTTGACTAAAGGACGCGCGGCTTTGGTTTTTTCCTCTACCTTGCCCTTTTTCTCCTGAAGTTTGCGATAAGCCACCGCATCACGCATAATTTTAAACTCCCAACCATGCGTCAACGCCCCTAATACTTCTTGAGGCACCTTGTAGTAGTTTGTAGCTACTGCTACATCGTTGATATCCGTCATAAGCTGTTTGCTTTTTTCAGGATCATTCAACTCTGGTATCTCTTGGCGAAGTAACTCGGCTTGTTGTTGCGCATATTGCTGAGATAATGCGTATTCTTGCTGCCGCGCCTTTTCCAACTCAGCTTGTGTTTGTTGTTGGAATTGGTCGTATTGTGCGACATCTTGACGGTATTGCTCCATCGCTTCCAAATAACCTAAAGGGTCACTGTTTTGCAGTTCCTTTGATGGTTGTTGTGGCTTCATGGGAGTGTTGCCTTGCTCAAGTGCATTAACAAGTTCAGCCAACCGTTGGCGATCTTGCTGCATGACTTCGGAAAGTTGCTCAACCTCTTTGCGCTGTTGGGCGTTCTGTTCCATCGTCTTTTGGATGTAATCTTGTCCAGCGTAGCCACGCTTTAGCTCAGATAGGGTCACTTTCTTCGTTACGCCATCGGATTTAACCTCTAGCTCTAAGTCATCAGAAAGCTCCATCGGAACGGCTGCTTCGTCTGCGTATTCATCCTCATCTACGAACTCATCATCATCGCTTTCGTAGTCAGCGACATCTTCACTCTCGGCTGCTTCTGCTTCAATCTCAGGTTCAACGTCTTGAGGTTCCAAGATCAAATCGTCTGCAACTTCGTTTAGATTACTTTCACTGGTAGGCTCTGCTGCCATAAGTGAATTTGCAATAGCATCAATGCTGCTTGGGTTGGGTTCAGTCGTCATTGCGGTGCCGATCCTTTTTTCTCTATAAGTTTCTCTGCATCAACGTCTGCCTGCAAAAGATACTTAATTTGGTTTAATGCCCTCAAAACAGCGTGAGCTTCCTCACGTTTATCCGTTTCTTGGGCGGCGGTATTCGCGAAAATCTCCATCTGGCGATCACGCAAATCTTGTAAGATGGCTAGGAAGTCATCGTTGCGCAGTAGCTCTTTAGCCCTGAATGCACGTTTCTTATAATCCATAACCACCCATCATTTCTTCGTTATGCGGTCTAGGCGCGTCTTGTTCTGCCTTTACCGCTGCGACATCAATAGCTGATCCGTATTTGCCAAGTATCTCAGCAACCTTTACAGCCAAGTCTTGCACCATTTCATCACGCGATAGATCATCTTTCATCGCTAATTCGTGCATCTTAAACTGTTGGTCAGCTTGTGCCTTTTGTGCGTCTAGCTGCAACTTAGCCATATCCACTTGCATCTTGCCTTGAGCTTTCATTTGCTCTGCTGCCAAGAACGCTTGGTTAGGATCGCTTGCAGGCATTCCCGCTTGCTGTTGTTGTTGCGCTTGCATTGCAGCCTCTTGCTGTTTCTGTGCGATTAGCTGCTGTTCACTTTCAAACGTAACTGGCAAATAATAACGCTCTGCGTTTTTCAAGCCTACAGCCGCCAACATATCCGCAAGCGTATTACGAACATTCGTCATTGTCACCAACCCATTATTGGGGCCGTATTGCTGCCACACGCTCATTTGCATCTGTAGGGTTTCGCGCAAGACCGCAGCCTTTTCATTTTCGCGCCCAGTGCCAACACCCACGTTTACAATCAAATCCATGTCTGCATTCCAGACGCGCGGATCAACTGCAACAAACTGATTATTTAAACGGATGATTTCTTCTTTGTCTGTGTTCTTAATAATCGTTGACGCAATTAGCTTAAACAGGCGTTTCATCCCGCCCTCTGCAAAATTACGCGCAATGACCTCTGCCTGACCCGCAGCACCTTCCATAGTAGCTGCAACTGCCGTAGCCGTAGCACTCTGCAAAACATCAGGATCAAGACCCTGTGCCGCCTTAGATACGCCAGTTTTGTTGTCTACCAACATATCAAAGTATTGTAGTGCAGGGAGCGTAGAACCCGCTGTGAAAGGCACAACTTGCTCACGAATGCTGCCAGGTTGTTTAACCCGAACAATACGCCCAATTTCGTTATTCAGCAGATCATCTACAGAAACTTGACCGTCTACGATTTCCAAGCCTGGGTTGTTGGTTAATGCTACGTTATCAAGAACACCGCGCAACATAGCTGTCGCCGCATCCTGATCGTCCATAACTAGATCAACAAGGCTGCGCCCAAAGAATGCGTGTGGCTCTGGATCACACTCAAACACCGCAAACGGCACTTCGTCTGCTAGTTCATACGATAGCATCTTGTAGTTAGTTCCAGCCAAGATGAATTGATAAAGCTGCGGAATGCCCGTGCCTTCCACGTCAACTTTCATGTAAGCCTCAGTTACCACAACTTTCTTAGAAGTCGGGTCTGCGCTTTCGTCGTCATCTTCGTCCACAGCATAGCCACGGCGTTCATATTCTGCCTCTGCTTCAAACGTAGCCATAGACCCTTGTAAGCCAAACAACTCGTCCTCGTCATAACCCATCGCAATTAAGTCACCCACGGTCATGTCAGTGCGGTGGCCCACTACAAAGAAGTCATCAACAGAACGCGCGTTTCTATCAATAAAGAACTCCTCTGGCGGGATGCTTTCAATAAGAATATCCCCATCAGGAATTTGGCGGCTAACCTTTGCATCGTGAATAGGACGCTCAATCTCTACGCCCATTTCATCAATTTCTATGCTTGCAGTTACCGTATGCTCTAGAACCTCAATATCATCAGGCTCCACCATATACTGGTATTCTTCGTCCGTTAGGTTGGTAACAGTGTAGATTTCGCTGCGGGTTTTGTCCTCAAACATTACCTTCGCAATGCCTGTTTTCTTTACCATCGCATCTTGGAAAACGTCACTTAGCAAACGATAGCCGTTGTTCTGCATAAACTTATAGTTTGCATAACGTGTCATTTGCTCCGCTACTTGCACGTCCTCTGGCATACGAGGCACAAACTCAACAGGGTTTTCTGTGCTTAGAAATACGCGCTGAATAGATGGTTTAATACCGCGAACAACATCACGGCACTTTGTAGCAACAACTTTAGACCGACCATCCTCGTAACCAATGTCAGTTTCGCCATCAAAATAGCGTTGGGCTTTTAGCCTTGGCTCAGATATTTCAGCCTCAATAAAGTCTACAGCATCTTGCACAGCCTTTTGGATGATGCCTTCAACCGTCTTTTCGTCCATTGGTTCAATGCGCATATCTGTTTCCTTATTGAGTTGTTGCCTGACCAGCTAGATATGCTGTTAATGCTGCATATAATCGTTGCTGTGAAGCTGGTGTCATATCTCTGCCTTGGATCATACTTTGATATAGACGATCAACATTTTGCTTTTGAAGTCTTGCTGCTGCTGTTCTACCAGCCAATCCCACAGCCATCGTCGCGCCAGCCGCACCCGCTGCGATTGCTGGATCACGCGTTGCACTGTAAGCCATACTATAAGGCAGACCAGCCGTAACACCTAATGACACAACACCAGATGGCGCAAACTTACCAATGAACCGCAACATATTTTCAGTAGAACCGCCCTCAACAATTTGCGAGATTTGGTCCCGTTCTTCTTGTGTCCAACCGCGCTCTTTGCCTTGTATTATACGGCGCAGAAGTGGTCTAAATTCGGTGCGTATTGCGTTTTCCATATCCAGGTTGCTGCTAGTTGCGCGTGATTTTGCTAACTCTAGCAATTCTTCAACTTGGTCTGCTTTCATCGCTTTACTGTATAAAGCATTTGCCACCTGTATTTCAGGCGCAAGTTCAGCCGTATTGGCATCAAAAATACGCAGAACATTACGCAATGCGTTTTTTTCACTTCCTTTGGCATCGTCCATACGACCTGATATTGACCTGCGCAATGTTTGAATGTTTGCAGCAGTCATGCCTTTGTCCATGTATGCTTCTAATAGATTATATATCGGGCGAAGTTTTGCATAATCAGCACCGATACGAACCTTATTGCTACCCCGAACAGGTTCTAAAAATCCATCTTCATCCAAGTATTTGAAAACCTGACCAAAAATATTTTCGGTCACGGCGGGTTGGGCTGATAAACCTTCTTTTTTCTGCAATTCGTATAAATTGCCAGCTTCACGTTTCATTTGTTCCGCAGTCAGAGGGCCAGATGGTGCTTTTGTAATTAACCTATCTGCTATACCCGCAGTTTTTGCACCACCAATCGCACCAATTATTTCTCCTAGAAATTGAGCAGTTGGGCTGTCTGGCAATACTTCCTCAACCGCACGACCAGCAAGGCCCGCAGTAAATGCTGTTGCCGCTTCTGTGCCTGCAAACATACCTGGGGCTTTTGCCGCTTCTGTTCGCACCTGTGCTAACGCACCTTTAGCACCCTGATATAGAGTGGGTGCCGCTGCTACCGCTGCCTTTGGCCCCGCCACAGCTAATGTCGCCGCTGCTGGTATCGCTTCACCAACTGCCTCTGTGCCGCCCCTTACAACCCTTTGAGCAGTTGTTTGAGGCTCAACATCTGTCATAGCCTCGCCACCACTTAAAAGCTGAAATAAATCACGCAAACTTTGCGAACCGCCAACAGGTTTTTCTACTTCACGACCTGTTGCAGCTTCGTAACCCGCAGTAAGTATGTCTACAGGTGCGCCAAGACCACGCGCAATGCCTTCATATACACCTGTCAAAGCCTGCTCACCTACAGATGTTTTAGTGGCCTGTTTATAGGTTTTTTCGGCTCTCTTTCCTAATTCATCCTGAAAAGCTAAAGCGTTAATGTAATCTTCCGCTGCAAGAGCCTTTTCTATTGCCGCTTCTAGGTCTGCGTCAGATATTTTTGAAAAATCCATCTTACGCTCCTCTTAGAAATAACTTGATGGGTTAGCTGTTGCACCGAACGGATCAGGTCGTGACATAAGTTCTTGAAAAGCCTGTCCCTTTGTTATTTCTTCGTTTCTATAACGCTGAACAATATCAGCACCCATCGCATCGTATTGGGCTATACCCCGCAATGTTGCTATGATGATTTCATTACCGCGCGGTTGGTTTATCAAACGTGGCAAGGATTGCTTAAATAACTCTAAATCTGCGTCCGACATTGGCCCTGAACCCGCTGGCCGTTGCGCTGGAACCATTGCATTTATTAACGCTTGTGCCGCCTGAATGTCGCCCAATCCTTCTGTTTCTATTCCCAAATTGCCCATTACGCCTTTTAATGCAGCCATGCTTCCAGTTTCTACATTCTGCAACAGTGCATCTAAACGATTGATTTTGTTTAAGTTGCTGACAGCAGTGACTCCACTAGAAAATGTTTCTGATAAGGTCTTAGCGTCTAACTCCGCAAACTTATCAACGCCTTTATCACCTTCAATTGTGACACCACCGCCACCTACTTGCGTAACTTTACCAGTAGAGGAAACATTATATAACTTACCTGGATCAAGATTTGTTCCTTGCAGTTCGTTTAATTGCGCACCAGTCATCGTGGTAAATGTTTCACCTGTTTTTGGTGTTTCCAATCTTTTACCCATATATAATGACATCGCTGTTTTTGGGTCTATTGCACCGCTTTGCATCCCCTCTAAGACCATCGCCGCTAATTGATCCCCTTCTTTGGCTTTCTGCTGCAAAACCTGAATAGTGCGATTTACGGTCTTCTGTTCTTTTTCCTCGGCTCTTGCCAAATCAGCCAATTCTTCTTGACGCGCAAAATCTTGCTCAGCAATTTCGCCAAGACGTTTGCCATACTCTGTGCGGCTAAATGATGACAAAACCTGACGGGTGCGGGGATCGCGTAGAATACCCATCAAGCCCCTTGGCTGTTGTTGCATTTGCTGCATTTGCTGTGCTGTAGGTTGCTGTCCGTCCATCTTCGGCCCCTTGTATCCAGCAAAGGCTTTCGCGCCCTGCGTCTCAAAAATATATTTACCAATGCGATCTTGCGTGGCTTTGTCAAACTTCTGGCTAGGATCAATGCCTAGCTTTTTAACGGCATCGCGTAGCGTAGACCCAACAACTTGATATGCGCCCACTGGAGTAGCAACACCCATTTCTGGGTCTGGTCGTGCGCTTTTAACATATTGCCCATACGCACCTCTTGGATTGGTAAAATCCAGAATATCAGCGATAGACATTTCAGAAACCTGAACGCCCTCAAATCTGCCACCTGGCCTGTTTTGATAGCCAAACAAAGCATTATAATCACCGCCGCTTTCACCCGCGAAAATGCCCTGCTGTATTTCTTGCCATGTTGCCATTAGCCAAACCCTGGTATGGAACCAATCCCCGATAGAATATCAAACAAACCTGGCGTTCCTGATGTTTTTATTTCTGCGCCTGGAAGTTGGCCTAGAATGCCTGTTCCTGTCTGTAGTGCCTGACCAGGATAACCAAGGTTAGCTAAGGTTTGCTGACGCGCTGCATTTAACATCTGCTGTTGCTGCTGTTGCGCTCTTGCCGCTGCCGCTTGTTGTTGCTGCAAGCCCTGCATACCTTGACCAAACATCTGACCGCCCAGACCACGCAAACCACCCGCTGCACCAGATTGGATGTTAGCTGCTTGAAACTGACCTTGATAGTTGGCCTGATTTGCCGCTTGCTCAAGTTGTGCTTGCTGTAGAGCAAACTGATTAGCCGCTTGCATGTTGCCTTGGCGAGCCGCTTGCTCTCTAGCCGCCGCTGCTTCACGCGCTTGTTGGCCTAGCTGTTCCGCTTGGAATTGTTGCTGTGAGGCCATTGTCCGCGCTGATTGTGTCTGCCCAATGTCAAACTGACCAGAACGTAATGCTGTCTCAAATGCTTGTTGGCGTTGCTGTGCTGATAGCGCACCCGCTTGGCGTAGAGCCTCACCCGCTAAAACACCCTCTTGGACGGCTTGGCGTGATCCACCAAATGCCCCTGCGCGTTGTGCTTGTGCCGCTAGGTTCTCAGAAGCCAACTGACGCTGACGCTCAATATCAGCTTGTCCCGCTTCAATCACTTGCTGTTGGTAAGGCGACATATATGGTTGCAAGTTTGTTGTTGCCAACTGTCCAACTTGTATTTGCCCAGGTGCTTGTGCTGCTTGAACTGCGCCGACACCCTGCATGGTTTGCGCTGGGCCTACTTGTGCCGCTTGCATTCCAGTAGGTGTAAAGCTGCCTAACCGTCCGTAAATATCACCCGCTTGCGTTTGATACTGTTGGGCTTGTCCAAAGATATTTGATGTATTGGGTATCATGGCTTAACCCCTTCCAAATAGACCGCCAAGGTCTTTCTTGATTTGCGATCCCGCATAGCTGAAGTCAGACTTTATTTTATCAAAAACAGATTGACCGCCCATTGAGCCTGAATACTTACCAATTTGGCCTTTTGTATCTAATCGCTTTGAAGGTTTTGCAGCGTAGGGGCCACTTTTGGGTCGCGTTTCAGGGAAAATAGAGTAATGGCGTTCTAACGGATCATCGTCATCACCACCACCACCGCCACCGCTAGTTGGTGCCACAGGCTGCGTAGCCATAGGATCATTATAACCATAGGAACGCTCACCAAATTCACCTGTTACTGGGTCCATGTAGAACGAACGTAAATAATCGTATTGACCAGGATAACGCTCTGCGTAAGAGGTTTCCATTTGCTCTTGGAAAGGTTGGCTTGTGTAAACTTCCATCCCGCCGACTGTCGTTGTAGGCATAGAAGGGGGCGCAACGGTTTCTAAACCCAAAGAACTAAGCAAAGCATTTGTGCCGCTATATTGTGCTTGTGGGGCAACCGCCATGTATTGTGGAACATTTACTGGCCCTGCTGAATATTGCATCAGCATTTGGTTAAGTAAAAAGTCCCTTGCTCGTTTTGTTTCTGGGTCAAGTTGCCCTGATTGGCTTGGCTTGCCGAACAAAAAATCAAAAACGCCCATTGTTTTACTCCGAAATCCTTAATGCTTTATAGCACATTTTGTTTCCCTTGACACCCCTAGCCGTGCAGCCTCGTTATGGCAATCGTTGATGCAGGCGCGGCAGGCGCAAATGCAGTTGCCGTTGTAGCATCTAAAAACCCGCTTGTGTTATCTACTGCCCACATAGCCTCTAAGTAATCGCCAGCACTCACATCAAATATAGCGGAGCGCGACACAACCAACACTGAGTTGTTTTGGTGCAATGCGTTCTTCATGGTTGATCCAGCTACATCCACGCCATTGATGCGGGGCCAAAACCAGAAGTTTACTGTGCTGCTAGACGTTGACGCAATCTGCGCAGAAAAGCTAATCATGTATTGACCTGCTTCAGCAAAGACAAGGCGTGATGCTGGGGTGCCGTTT